CAGTGCCAGGCTCAACCGAAGGATTGCCCACAGTGCCAGGCTCAACCGAAGGATTGCCCACAGTGCCAGGCTCAACCAAAGGGTTGCCCACAGTGCCAGGCTCAATCAAAGAGTTGCCCACAGTGCCAGGCTCAACCGAAGGATTGCCCACAGTGCCAGGCTCAACCAAAGGGTTGCCCACAGTGCCAGACTCAACCGAAGGATTGCCCACAGTGCCAGGCTCAACCAAAGGGTTGCCCACAGTGCCAGACTCAACCGAAGGATTGCCCACAGTGCCAGGCTCAACCGATTCAACCCCGGGTGGAATATCGTTACCCTGCTCGACTACCGGAGTCGTGGTATCAGCGGCAGGCGGGGGTGTTTCGACTGACTTATCGCGCTTAGCGTAGCCGATTCCACCTTGCACAGTGCCGCCTATTGCGCCGAAGCCGCCGCCGAACACAGCGCCAGCCGCGCCAGCTTCTGCGTACCGCCAGAGATTTTCCTCAGACAGCATGCGGTCAGCAAGAGGCTCATCAGACGGGCGGTGGTATTCCTTGTTGAAAACCCCGATGATCTCCTGAGCGGCCTCCGTCAAGCCTTCGCCGGCCACGCCAACCAAAGCACTTTGGGCAATCGGCTTCAAGATATCCCGCGCTTTATTGATCGGGATGCCCTTGTCCAGAAAGCGGCGCAGCAGAACCTCGAAACCTACAACATCAAGAGCGCCTTGCAACGCGCCCGACAACAGCGCTGATCCTGGCGCTCGTACACCAGTCTCGTTCTTCGTCTCTTCGTAGGTCTGCCCTGCCTGCATACCGGCAGAGGACCCAAACATACCGGAAGTAAAGCCTTTCCGCGCAGAAGCGCTGGCCAAGGCATTACGCACAGCCGCAGTACGCGCCAAGTGCGTTGGTAGATCTGCCAACAGCGCCTGTGCCTGGGTTTGCGCAACTACTGGGAGTACCCCCTGAGACATCAGCTTCTTGCGGGCAGCGTTGACAAAAGCCCGTTCGCCCATCCGTTCAGCAACCGCTTTAACACTAGCGCCCACAGCGCCGCGCAGCGCCAGACCGCCCAGGCCGGCACCGGCAGCGCCGCCAGTCAAAGCGGTAGCCGCGCCGATACCGACCATCTCAATGATGGAAGGCACCGCTTCTCCCATCGCTTCCAGCCCGAACGTCACCCAGCCGCCAGCCGTGCCTTTCTTGATCGCGTCCTGAAGGCCCATACCCTTGGGGATAGCCGTCGCCTTGGCGGTATGCTCCATGTAACCGCTCTCACCGGTGCGCTGCATCCAGTTGGTTAACCGGTCTTGCAGCGTCAGCTTCGGGTCGTCATCTTTCAGTGACCGAGGGTCCTTACCGCCCGGTAGCTCGCGGGCCAGGAGATTACCGGTCGCCGATAACGTGCCGAAATAGCCTGCTTTGGCACCTTCAAAACCGCGCTCGATAGCGGATGAAACAGTCTCACCGGCAGTTCGGTATTTGGGATCGAACTGTACCGGTTCAGGCACAGACTTAGCGCTATTAAGTCCTTGCGAGTAAGCAATAGCCTGCTCTCGACTATCTGGTGCTTTGATGTCTCTGAGATTTTGTCGCGCTTCTGCTGCAAAAGGTGTCTGCGGCGCTTTGTTGTAGTTCTTGGGCCTTGCAACACCTTCTTTTACTAACTCACCGTAAAGACTCCGTCCATCCGGAGTAACTTCATCTGCAACGGTGCGTCCGTAATAATCTTCACCATAACGTACCGGCTTAGTATCGGGATTCGCCATGAACTTTTGTGCAGACCGTGCGTAGGCGTCTTGTCCAGCCGGTATTAGATTGCCCTGTTTGTCTTTTAGCTCAGGCGCATCGACTCCGTAGGCGCGATTAGCTTCACCAGTAGTTCTATCCAGTGTATCTGCATCACGCAAAGTGCCTTGAGGTACTTGTAGCGTCGAATAATCGGTAGGCAATACCCCAGTTACTACAGTCTTAGGGGATTTGTTCTGTTCTTCCAGCTCAGCTACGCGCTCTGCGAAAGTGGGCATTGTTATTTTCCCGATAAAAAGCGATTGGTGGCTTCTTCCATACTGGGACTGGTAAACCAGCCGTCTGTTTTGTTATACGAGTCCCGCATAGCCTTTAACAAATGGTAATCGTTGTAGCGTGGGGTCCTGTTAGCTATTCTCGCGCTAAGCCCTGGGTATTTATCCTCGATGAGCTTAGCATCTTTACTGCCAAACAACTGATCACCGAAAACTAACAGTTCAGAAGGATTTACCCGACCGTTGCCTTTGCTATCCCCAGAGTCTTTGTAATATCTCTCAGTATCAGCTTGTACTTCCTTATACGCAGTATCCCCTCGTGACTTAGCGTCTTCGCCTATTTTATAGGCGAATTGTGCAACATCTTTTTCTTGTTGGAATTTCTGGTTATCCGCCTGCAGTCCAGCTTGCCGATCCGCATTCCGCTGCGCCTGACTACGTTGCGCCGCCTGACTCTCCGCATCCAACTGCGAATTCATCCGCTGCGCCGCCGTAGCCCGATCTCGGGTTGCGTTGTCCGCTTCGTTCATCGCCGAGGCGTTCTGCAACTTGGCGGCTTCCTGGCCGGGGGCGATCATGGCCTCTGCCGCAGCCAGCCGGGTAGCCCGCTGCTTAGCGGTCAGCCCGCTGTCGTTGGCGGATTTGATCAAGCCCTCGTACTGGCTGCGCCGGCCTGCCGCATCACCATTGCCATCCGTGGGCCGGCTGAAGGGGTCCACTGGTTCAGCGGCGCTGGGAATGAACGCCCCAGTGCCGGTGGTGATGCCCGGGTTCATCGCTTCACGCTGGGAGCGAAGCGCTTGGTATTGCCGCTCCATTGCAGCGACGTTGCCCTCAGCGGTGCCGCCATTACCCTGATCCATCACGGAGACGGTGCCGCCACCTACTCGTTGGCTTGGGCCAGAGAATTTTACCGTGCCGCTACCGCCGTTATCGCCGCGCACAGCGTAATTGGTTTCAAATTTATCCCGCCCATCAGGCATGAAGCCGACTGCTTTCGAACCGCTGGTAGCGATAGTCGTTCGCGATTCCTGTCCTGGCGCTGCATTTTTAATGAGGTCGGCGTTCGAAGCACCCAGATCTTTATAAACCGAAGGAGGTGCTTCGCTCATTGAACCGTTGGCCAAACGAGCCTGACGCAGTGGATTAGTTTCTTCGTTTGATGTTGACGTTGCAGTAGCGATTTTAGCTGCAGCAGGAGCAATAGGAGTAGGGGCTTTGTTTTCCGGTTGTGCCACAACAGCCATATTATTAGCCCCAACTACCGGTACTGGCGATTTATCAGTAACCGTCGTAGTGGGTTTTAATTCAATCTGTTTGTTCAAAAACTGATTAGCTTGTTCCGCTCTTTTTTGTGCTTCCGGATCTATCGTTGTAGGAGCCTGCCACGGTACAGTATTCAGTTTTGGGGAAGGCGGTCCCACTTGTTCAACGCCACGCAAATTTACTTTAGCGCCCAGCAACTTTTTTACTTTGTCAGTTATAGAAGTAGCCGCAATAGGCACAGGAGGCCCGTCCGGATATTTGCCGCGATCTTCGTAAGGATTACCAGCCATCGTCGTCTCCTCAATACCATTGTGAACGCGAACGGAGACGAACCCCGGCGACGTCTTTAAGGGTTTGCATGTGGTGAAAGTTAATTCGCGGCCCAACACTATCCGTGAAACTACCTTGATAGAAGCCCGCCATCTCGATGTTTTGGGTATCCACATCACGTTTGCGATAAGCAAGCGAGGTCGCCCAGTCGAGGAGCGCGTCAAGATATTGATCCGCATGCTCAGCTTCCTGGTTGTCGCGATCCGTCCAGTTGAATGCGACCAGGGGCAAGCGTCGTACCGCGAGCCGTAGCGTGTCAGCTTCAGTCGGGGTAGAGTAAACGGTCAGGAAATACTCATCAAAATCAGCACGATACTGACAGACCGTCGTCGGGTCAGCGAACGTAAGGTCGCCGTCCAGATATTGGTTGCGGTCCTTGGCATCGGCCAGCTTGACCAGCGGCAGCCCGGAAGACTCCAGCACTACGCTATCGATGGCCAGGATGCGCGGGTCAATCGCGTAACGCGCAACGCCGCTGTCCAGTGCTATGCTGGTGACGTCGCTCGGCTCACTATCACGTAGAGGAACACGACGGGCCAGCTCGGTTTGTGCAGAAGTAAGATAGGTGCAAATTTCCAGGTTCTTCCACAGGCATCCGGAATCATCTTCTTCCCAGTAATACGTATAACCGTCCGTGATGGTTCCGGTATCGCCGCCCATATCATCCAGCCGCAATCGCAGCCGATGTACCAGCTCAAGCAACGTCATTGGTGAATTTCCTCGCCTGATCACGCAGGGTGTGGTTCACCAACGGCGAACCCTTCAACACCTTGGAGCGTTTCAGATCCGCTGTGTCTTTCGATCCGCCAGTCGGCGTAGCCCCAGACGTAACCGTATCCAGGGCTTTTTTCAACATTCCACCAGCGAGCGTTACTTGAGCTGGCATAGTAGTTTACCCAGCGTACTGAGCTACGCCGAGCAGACCGCGAGCTGTCGCCGCCGCTGCGTCTGCAATGTGCATCCACACCTTGCACTTCTTCGACCCATTGAGTGTGCCGTTGAAGTCGATGGTGCCGCGCACGTCGCCGGTAGTCGCCGTCGCCGGCGACGTAGTAACCGCAGCTACGACGGTGTGCGAAGACTCAACCGCATCGTCAAACCACGCCTGCAGCAGATCACTCTTCTCAGCCAGCACGTATGGCAGGCCCAGCACGTCGCCGAACCCGATATTACAAGTGTTGGTCGTGGCGTTACCGGCGCTGGTGATAGCGATAGACGCGATGTACTTGAACGCCGCAGCAGTTACACCAGCCTGAGACGTACCAGTCGCGGCAATCGCCATCGTCTTCACCATCTTGGCGCGGTACTGGTCGTATCCAGTGACGGTAATGGTGCAGGCAACCACACTGGAGCCGTGCGTCACCGCAGCAGTGAGATTGCGCGGCACATCCAGCACCCAGACCAGCTTCGCGCCATCCACAGTTTGGATAGTGGTAGTGGACGGCAGCGATGCACTGTCCAGCGGGGAATTAACAGTGCCTGGGACGTAGGTCTTAGTTGCAGCGTTCGGCATCTCAGTAGAAGTCGCCGCCTTGATCAGCGCGTCAGCCACGGCAATAACGGGGGTGCCCAGGTCAACCTTGGTCAAGAATTCAATAGGGCGACCTTTGGATTTGATCACCCCGTACAGGCCTGAATCGTAGGCCCGACCGGCAAACGCTTGGTCAGCAGTCGCGACCATTTGCTTAGTAGACATATCAGCTATTCCTTATAAAACGATGAGTTAAGCAGCTTTCAGTTTGATAAACTTCAGCACGGGCGCGGCTTCGGCTTCGGTTTCTTCATGAATTGTCTCCAGTTGCCAGACAGAGGGATATGCAAGAAGTATCCGGGCGGCGTTTTCATCCGCCACGTCAACGACTTGCCCGCGTTTCCAAGACAGGCCGGTGCGGGCTACGTTGTCCGTCTTATCTTCCCGATGTCCAACGTAGCGGATCAACATCACGCACCTTCGAACATATACTCGACAACCACGATGATCTCACCAGTAGCCGCAGCGCCTTCCACCGTCGCAGTCACGAAGATTTCTTCGGTGAACTGTTTGGGCTTGGCAGTTGCCAGCGCAGTGTGCGAAGTGATCGCCGCAGAGCTGGTGTCTTTCGCGGCAATCCAGTAGTCATCGTCTGCAGTCAGCGTCCCGCCAATTTCAGCAGTCAGATAGCCGATATCGACAGTGGTGCTAGCCCCCAGCGCGGCGTTGTACATAGTCACGTCAGTAACAGTGGCGTACTTAGGCACCTTGCCCAGGTAGATCACATCGTTAACCGCCGCAGCCGCAGTGGTGTACTTGAAGACGCGAACGGACTTGTTGCCGAACGCACCGGTAAAAGACTGGGCGTGTTCCGCAGTCGTTTTGTTGAGATTAGCCATAATCATACTCCAAAAAAGTGATGGGGTAGTTGGAAACTACCCCTGACAAATCAACGAGTTACGGAATCACAATGCGCTGCGGGTCGGGAGCACAACAATCGATAACGGCTACTCCGTGATCCTTAATAAACCCAGTGCTATCCGCAAACCGCAATTTACTCCAACCACCAATAGCGCTGATTGACGCTTCCAGGCAGTTGTCATGGTCGCTGGTTTCCTCATGCCAAGAAAAATGCGTACCGCTGGCACTATGCTGGCCCCAGCATTCGGCCAAACCTTGAGCGCCCAGCAATAGACAGCGATCCACGTTGTAGTAAGCGCTATCCGCACCGCCTAAAGACGCACTGATAGTCTGAGTACTAACGGTAGCCGCTGCAACATTAGTGCAGACATTGACTACTTCACCAGGGTTGAACCGGATAGCGCGAGGCATTTTCTTAACTAAAATACCATTCCACATCCCCGGCTCGCCAGTAAACAGCGGATTCTTGCTGGAGCGCTCGCGGGCATTCATCAGGAAGGTGCGCCAGGCTTTTTCACCGGTGCGGGTCTGCAAGTAATGCCATACCCGGTTGGTCACCAGCAGCACAAACAGCGGCGAATCACCGCTGGCCGGATCATCCGGCAGCACGACAGGCTGCATGGGGGTCTGCATCTCGTCGATGGTCGCCCGCAGCCGGTCGATATCTTCCAGAGTCAGAATGTCAGTCGCATCAAGCGTATCCAGACTGGTGGCGTCGCCGGCGTAGAAGTGCTTGTCGTAGGTCGGCGGCAACACACTGTTAACCATGATGCTAGCGAACTCCGGATCGGAAGCCAGCGGCACAGTCCAGTCCGGGGTGTACTGCGAGCCACGGGCACCGGCGAAGTGGATCAGCTTGATCTGATCGTTCATCCGAGTCCACCAGCCGGCCAAAGCGGCGCGGCCAATAGAACGCAGATCGTGAATCGTGCGCTGCTGCGCCATCCGGCCACCGGCATCCACACCAGCACGGAGCTGGTTGATAGTGATGTCCATGCTGCTAGCGGTCAGACTCATCATCTTGCCGGACAGCTTGGTATCGCCAACAACAGGGCGACCTTGCAGGATGTTGAACATGTCAACGCTGACGCTGTTGCCGGCAGACTTGCTCAGATCAGTTACCCGAACAATCGGATAATTCGCCGGAGTCTGCATTTTTTCCAGCTTGCTCTTCGCTTCGCCAATATCAGGCGCAGCACCAGTCAGCCGGTTCATGAAAGTAGGAGCGCGGACCATCTCACTAAAAACTGCCGCGCCATAAACCTTTTTAGCTAACGGATGCCCAACGGGAATCGTAGTAGTAGACATTTCTCATCACTCCAGGAAAATGATTAAATCGGACTTGTTTTCTCAACAGTCCATTAAGTTCAAAAATCAACAAGCGCTCGGCTTGGCTTCGTTGCTGGTGTCGCTCAGCGAGCGTGAATCAAAAAATCGTTCTGCTGCTTTTCGTGCAGCGATAGCATTTTCAAGTTCATCATAATACCCTAGTCTGTGTGTTATTTTATTCCGGGTTATGGTAACACACCATTTATTTACCCCGTGAAAATCATACCAAAATACCCCAGGAACCCCTGATTTATTATCTATGCGCGTTCGTCTATTCTTTGCCTGATCGAAATCATCTGCCCACCGGCAATTACTAGGTTCGTACATTCCATTGTTATCTATCCTGTCTATACTAAAACCCTCTGGACATGGCCCCATATCTTTATAAAATAATTCAAAATCGTCCCAGCGCTTGCATATTGTTATCCCCATTCCACCATAATTTGGGTATCTTTCAGTATTCTCATTAGTACAACGACTTCGCATCTTCGACCATATATTGTACTCCTTACTGTGTCGCATTCCGTGTGTTTTCTTAGCCTTACTTGTCTGTTCCCTTTGCAAACACCCACATGATTGCGTATGCCCTATTCGTAAGTCGTACCCGCTAACTACAGCAATTCCACCACACTCACAAACGCATTCCCACGCATATTGTCCATTTTCCGTTCTGGGTGTTCGGCAATTACTTCCAAACGCCCAAACTTCTGACCAACTAAATCAATCTTTTTCATGACACTGCCTCATCAAATCAGCCTAAGTTTGGGAACCACTGGCAGGCGCATTAGGCAGATACGCTTTTCGCTGATCAGGCTATCCAGTAGTTTTAAGAATTCGTACAGGCTATCTCACGACAGTCTTAACTAATGCTTCTCAAGTACCTCTCGAACTTCACAGGGTCCTCGGCTAATTTCGCAAAGTGGGCAGTCAATTTGTTTCCACTCAACTCAGCCAACTTATCCAGCTCTGGCTGTTCAGGAGTCGCGCCCCCGTTTAATTCAGAAAGTGAAGACGGCGGTTTTTCCATGACCGCTTGGACTTTCGCCTTGGCAGCAGCGATGTCCACCGGCTTTGCGGCAACCGGAGTAGCGCCGAACAAAGCTTCTACCCGACCAGGTAGTTGGCTCATCCGAGTGAACCAGTCCGATGCGGCGTAGACTGGGTCCGTTTTCATCAGTGTGGCGTGAATCTGGGTAGACCGTTCAAACCAGGTCTGATCCTCTGCCAGTGCCCATGCATTAAGCGTAGGACTGGCGGCAATAGCATCCTCGATAGTGCCTTGCTCATCGCGTTGCTGCCGCTGATTTTGCGTATTGATATGCTCGGCAAGCTGATCCAACAGACGTTGTTGCTGCGTAACTCGCTGTTCTAGCAAGTACTGTTGTTCTGCTTGTAGTGCAATATCTTCGCCCCAGTTGGTCTTGACCAGATCCAACCGTGCCCGCACATCAGCCGGAATTTCAATAGTCCCAGTGGCTACAGTATCATTCGGCGTAACTGGCTGAGCTTTAAGCGCTTCCAGTTCTGCCGTAACCGCATCGAGCTGACTCTTGGTCGCCGTGAGCGATTCGCGAGTCTGTTTAAGCACTTCATAGGGTATCTCATGCTTTTTGTCAGCCGATAAGACGACCTCTTTAGCAACCTCCGGCTCTGCTTCCGGCTCAACATCGGTCTTAACAGTAATCTTCGGCTCTTCTTTAACAGGCTCATCTTCCTGAGTCTCAACTTCACCCGTCGCAGCCACTTTGGCTAAGTCGAGTTCATCCCAGGTACTCGGATCGTCCAGATTTACAGCCATCACTATTTACCTTTGTCGCCAGGTTGGTGGGTTATTTATAAGACTTCGGTTTCGGTTTGTTCATCTGTTTGAGTTTCGCCTGATGAGCCTGCTGCGCCTGCTTCTGTTTGAGCTGAGCAGCAGACATGTTCATCTTGTGCGCCTCATCCTGCTGTTTGACTTGCTGGAACCCCTTCATCTGGGATTCCTGTTGCTTCTGTGCGTGTTGTTCCAACTGCTGAACCTGCGCCAACGCTGCCTCATCCATAGTCTGAGCATGTTGGTCTTCTGCATGCATCATCTTCTGCTGGATCAACTGCTGCTTGGCCTGAGCGTCAGCAATCTTGGTCTGTTCGTTCTGCACCGCAACCTGCGCCTTCTGTGCGTCGGCAGCGGCCTTGGCGTTCTTGGCCTGCTGCTCCTGCATCTGCAGCTCGAACATTTGCTGCTGTTGCTGGAGCTGTTGCTGCGCGGCCATAGCGGCTGGATCTGGCTGCGCGTTCGGGTCTTGCGATCCGTCCGGGGCAAAGCCCATCTGCTTACTAATCCGGTCAGCCAGCTCGTGGCGGAACGGCAAGTCAGAGGCCCGCACCATGAAGTCAGCGAACAGCGGCTGAATCTCCGGAGGCAGGCTCTTGGCCAGCTCGACCATCATGCTGAACTGCTGGGCGCGGAAGCTCGGGGTGTTCGGGACATCTTCTAACTCTATACGCATCAAAGTGTTAGCGACGTCGTTAGTCAGATATGGCACCCCGTTCTCATCCTGGGCCGGCTGATTCAGCATCACCGTGCGCCGGTGCCCGTTGGTCTCAACCACCACCGGGTAAGGGGCGGAGCCAATATCTTCCTTCACCAGCGCCATCAACAACGTGCCAACCAGCCGCCGCGCATAACGGAAATTATCGTTAAGCTCAGCCAGGGTGGTGCTGCTCTGCTCAACCAGCGAGCTGATCGCCGCGCCACTCTGGCCGGCGTACTCAGACTTACCGAGCATGTTCATCTGCACACCGGAAGCATCCTGAATAGCCCGGGTAGCATCCTGCAGCACATTGAATTGTTGTTGGCTGAGTTGGAAATCTGACTCAATCCGCAAGGCGTCAGGGTTCTTGTTCTTGCGGTTCGGGTTCATCAGGATGACCGCATCCGGGCGGGCAGCCTCTTCAGCAATCTCAGCCCACGGCTGATCCGCCGCATCCGTATCCGCAATGATCCGTTTTGCCGACAACAGCCAGATCATTCGGCTGAGCCGTGCATTCACCTCATCCTGAGGTGACATCATCCGCCGCACCAACCCGTAAGGGACGCGAGTGTTGTCCTCACGGAAACCCCAGAAGGGGACATAGGGGAAGAACCCATGTGGGTACGGGCTGGGTACGTCGATGATTTTGTGAGGGCCAGCCCACCAGGATAAGCGGATTTTCGGGAACACGGCTTTAGAAACTTGCGCCATCCCCATCGCCACTGCTTCCAGATGCGCTGGATTCTCCTCGTCAAACTCCATCGCTTGACCAGAAGGCAACAACATCACCGGCTTAGTAACCCACTTCTTATACCAGACTTCGTAAATCAACACCCGCTTACGCCCGGTATCGACCCACTCTTCTACGTTAAGAGTGCTGCGCAATTCATTGCCGTGAGCGCCAATTAAGTCAACGCTCGCTTCTTCTGTCGCCATGCTATCCCACGTAGACCAGCGTGAGATGATGTTACTGAACAGCTTTTTGTGTTTGGGGAAATACAGTTTAGCAATGTCTTCGTCAATCCACTGCTTGCGAACAATGTAACGAGCATCGCTTAAATCTGGTTCTTTAGCGCGAAAGTCCCAGAAAATCTCATTGCGATGAATTGCACGAACACGATAAGGCGGACGAAACGGATTAGATTCCCGAGCTACTTCTACCCATTCAAGCCCTGCTTTCACCATACCTGCAAAAGCATCAGAACAAGCACGATCTGCACTGGATGTGCGCTCTGCCTGTTTGAGCTTTGCGCTCATCGCGGTTGCTACTTCGACATCCTCGTCTTTGTCAGCAGTTACTTTAAAATCGCGCTGAGTCTTGGCTTCCATGCCCAGTACGCTATCTACTGAAACTGCGACCAGATTGCGGATAACAGGAGCCTGTCCTCGGTCCTTCATCGCCTGAACGATATCCGGTTCAAGCTGGTTGCCGTCATAGTACTGCGCCGCTCGATCAGCCGCCGCCCGCCACTCAGCCTCCCAGCGGGAGTCGTCGAGGAGGGCTTCCAGGTCGTCTTGCGACAGTTGTTCATTCATAGCCATAGCACTCTTTTATACAGCAAACCGATTGAATGTCAAGGATATTTCTTAGAATTCTTCGAATACCGCGCCAGCCACGCCGTTTGCGGCGCTCATGGCCCCCTCCGCCATATTCGCCATAATGCTTGCGCCCCGCGCATTCACTTCGGCGACTGCCTTGAGCCGATCCAGTTCTACACGCACCAGCGCCAGCGCTCGTTGGTTGGTCGCATCAAGCGCCTGTTGTTCGGCGTCTGCCTGCTTGTTGTCATATTCCATATCGACGCTCAATTTTTTGAGTGCTAGCTTGGCGTCGGCCAAAATATCCTCAAGCTGCACTTCATACGCCGCCAGCCCGTGTTGATCCTTCAAACTGCTTTGCTCGATCCGCGCCAATTCGGCTTTAACCAGCGCCGAAAACTCAGCCACGACCTGCTTATTGCGATCCGCTTGCGCCCCGGTCAGTTGGGCTTTGGCGGTGATCAAACTATTGAACGCTTGCGCTTCGGCCTCAAAGGCTTTGACTTTCGCCAGTTCACCGTCAACCACCGCTTCATTGGTAGCGACTTCCGCCAGATATGCCCGCACTTTGCTTTCGTGGGCGTTGATCAGCGCGTCGAACATCCGCACCTGGAGGGCGAACACCTCTTGCGGCAGGCTATTGACTTC